TAATCTATTAAAATATAGATAAATAAAGACCCCATCTTAATCGGTGGGGTTTTTTATTAGATTTAATGTAAATTTGTAAAAAAGGAAATATGTATAACTTTCTAAATGATTATACTTTCATTGATAATACCCCAATTGTTGAGGGTGTTACAGTAGCAGAGGCAAAGCTATATTGTCGTGTAACTAATGATATTGAAGATGATTTGTTCGCAGAGTTAATTACACAAAGCCGTGAAGCCATTGAAAAGGCTACTAATTTAAGCCTTATACCAAGACAAGTAAATGTTTGGTTCAGCAATTTAGCTGGAGGATATGAATTACCATTTGGACCAGTAACTTACTTTATGGCATTGTTTAATGCTCAAGGTAATGAGATTCCATCTTCAACTTATACAATAGTAGGAGACCAATATCCAAAAGTTAGATTTCCTAATTTTGATGATATGTCTGCTCAATATATGGCTGGGTTTAATTGCCTTCCAAAAGAACTTAAAATAGCTATGTTAGACCAAATTAACTACGGCTACGAGAATAGAGGAATGGATGTAAACGATTTAGGTATATGTGAAAAGACTTGGAGAGTATGTCAAAGATGGACTAGAACAAGCCCAATATTATAATATGAGAATAGGACTTCACAAGGATAATTATGTAGATGCCAACTCTATGACTAGATTGGTTAATGTATATGCTCCCACATTGACATCAGATGGTCAGGGAGGCTATACAACGACATTTAACCTAGAAAAGACTGTTTGGGGTGATTACCGACCACAAGAGCAAAATAGAGCCTTATTAGAGTCAGAATTGAGTTTTACTAGAATGGCTAAGTTATTTATCAGATTTGACATAAATATTACAGATATTTATAAATTAGAGGTAGAAGGACAGATGTACACAATTCATTCTATTAAGGATGTAGATAATGCAAGAAGATTCTTTGAAATTATAATGTACGCATAATGGCTGGATTTGCACTTAATTTAACAGGATTGCCTAACCTTATGAAAAGATTAAAAACTATTGAAGATAATCTGACTAAAGGAGTGGCTGAAGAAATTAGTGCATCTACATTAAAAATTGAACGTGATGCTAAAAGAAATGCACCAGTCAATTTTGGTACATTAAGAAGAAGTATTCACGCTGAATCTTTATTAAATGGATTAACAGGTAAAGTGGTTGTTGATGCTTCTTATGCACCTTATGTTGAATTTGGTACAGGTGGTAAGGTTTCAGTCCCTACTGGTTATGAATCATTTGCCCTTCAATTTAAAGGTATTAAAAGTGGTACATATTACGATTTTTTAATGGCTATTGTTGAATGGATTAAAAGAAAAGGAATTAGACCAAATGATGCTACTTATAGTGTTAAAATACCAATGAAAACTATAAGAAGAACAGGAACTAAAGCACAAAAATTTGACCAAGATGTAAGAATGGCTGAAAGAATAGCTTATTCAATATTAAAGAAGGGGATTAGACCACAACCTTTTTTAATACCAGCTTATGAAGAAGAAAAACCTAAATTGTTTATTAGACTAAAAAAACTACTCAATGCTAAATCCTAATATAGAAATAAAGAAATGGTTTTATACTGAATTAGTAAGTGCTACTGAGTTAAGTGTTTATGATGGGATAGCACCAGATGGGGTTGGTAATGAATACATTATTTTGAATGGTAGAAGTTCTAGTCAAGAACAAGGTAAAACTGGTTATACAAATTCAATTACTATCACAGTTGACATTGTTACAAAAAATGCTAACTTTGGCTATAAACGTGCTGAAGAAATAAGCAATTTGGTATTAACAAATATAAACTCTGACACAACAATAACTTTAAGTAATGGATTTACTTCATCTGCTTTAAGTGTTGCAAGTGTTAGAAATTTAGATGGATTAAACCCTATTGACAATGTATTTAGAACAATTATAACATATAATATAACAATAACTCAAAATTAAAATAAAATGGCAGAAACAAAAGTATCAGCAAGGGACTATATCCTTTTAGCTGACATAGATGGAGACTCAACATTTAAACCTGTTGCTTGTCTTACAACTAACTCAATGACATCAACTGTTAACACTATTGATGCAACTTCAAAATGTGGCGACCAATATCAAGCTGGTCCTTCATTTACTCAATCATTTAAAGGTGATGGTTTTGCAATTGATGAAACAGGAACTCCTAGTAAGGATTCTTACCAACAATTGTATGCTGCTCACGCTGCAAGAACATCTTTTAATATGAAGATGGGTAAAGCAACTCCAACCGCAGGTGATATTGTGTATTCAGGTCAAGTATTTATTTCAAACTTTGATGTAAATGCTGCTGATAAAGATGATGTTAAATTTTCTGCGACTTTCGTAGTTACTTTACCGCCATTAACACAAACTGAAACTGCATAAAAAATAACCTATGTTTGAATTAAGACTGAACAACAAAACTATACTTCTTGATTGGGGTACTTTGGCGATGCGTTTATTTACCACTAAAAACAATACTGATATTAGTGGATATTTTGAACTTATGTCAAATGCTGGACTGAATATTAGTACTTTAATTTCATTAGTACAATGTGGTTATGAAGCTGCTTGTATTAAGAATAAACAAGCAATAGAATACAGCGAAAACGATGTATGCGAATGGCTTGATGAAATTGGGGGGGTATTCCAAACTAAAGGACAATTAGTTGATTTTGTTAAATTTATAGTAGATAAAACAATTCTACAAGTAAATAATGAAGTCAAAGAAGAAGAAAAAAAAAAGTCTAATAAAGCTAAATTGGGATGATATTTTAGTTAAGGCTGCTGAATGTGGAATAAGACCTAATGATTTTTGGAATATGACTTGGAAAGATTTTTCCATTATATCAAAAGGCAAAGAAAGAAATGAGTTAAATGAATGGGCAAGGACTAGAAACCTTGCCTATATTATATACTTAAGTAGCACAACTGAAAAATCGCCAAAATCATTAAAATCGTTTTGGCATATACCTTTATTAGATGATGTAGAAGTTGAAGAAGAAAAAGTGATGTTAACGGATGAACAATTGGCAACAACATTAAAAATGTATGGAGTAAACTAAAATAAGATGTCAGAAACTTTAAGCGTCATAATTACTGCTGATAATAAAGAAGCACTAAAAGCCATAGAGGATGTAATTAAAGGGACTCAAGGTTTACAAACTCAATTTAAAAGAGTAGGTTCATCTTCAAATGAAGCAAATCAAGCCTTAATAAATTCTGGTCGTGTTTTACAAGACTTGAATTATGGGTTTATGGGTATTGCAAATAACCTTAACCCTTTACTTGAATCATTCCAAAGATTAAGCGAGAAATCAAAAGGAAATACTTCTGTAATGCAAGAATTAAAATCTTCATTAATGGGAGCTGGTGGTATTGGTCTTGCTCTTTCTGCTGCAACTTTTATAATATTAAAATGGGGGGATGCAATTGGTGAAGCAACAAAAAAATTGTTTGCATCTAATGAAGTTTCAAAAGAATACAAAGCAACATTAGAAAGTATTGGAAGTACATTTACAAGTGCAGTAGAAAAAGTAAATAAAGTAGAAGCTGCATTTAATTCTTATCATAAAGGAGTATTAAGTGGTCAAACTGCATTAAAAATATATAATGAAACTTTAGGGCAAAACTTTGGAGTAAAAAAAGATATTAATGAAGCAGAAAAAGTATTCCAAGATAAAACACAAGATTACATAAAGGCTTCTTTTCAAAGAGCATTAGCAGATGCAGCATCTAAAAAAGCAGCAGAAGAACTATTAAAACAAAAATTACTTGAACAAAAGCCATTAAGTGAATATAAAAGTTTTGTTAGTGGTGCTACTGTCTCTGGTCAAATTGATGTAGTTAATTATAAAGACATTAATAAAAGAACTGCTCAAGGTTTTAAAGATGTAGAAGTTAATGCACAAAAAGCAATAGTAACTGCTTATCAAAATATATTTAAAACTGCTCAAACAGAAGCAGATAGAATATCACAAGAAGGTGGATTAAATTTTAATCCAGATAAAGTTAAATCAACTACTGTTGCAAAAGAAGTAGATTATAAACAATTAATCTATGATAATCTTGACAAATTGAGGATGGAAAGGTTGAAGAAAAGAATAGAAAAACAAGATACAAGTTACATTTTAGGAGAAACACCAGAGGAAGCATATAGAAAAGAAAAAGCTAGACTTTCGTATTTTAATAGCAAAGCTAAAGATTTAGCAAATAAAATGAAGGAAGAAGGTGGAATTGGGGATATATTAAGTAAAATGGCTGCTCCAATAGCTGAAAAAAATAGAGCAGATGATAAAGAAAAATTAGATGCTTTAAAAGCACAAGATGAAGCATATAAACAATTTGCTCAAACAATTGCTCAAGATGCAACAAGTGCTATTTTAGGATTATGGGATGCAATGCAAAAAGGCGAAGATATTGGTAAGGCTTTAGGAGATATGTTTGGCAGATTAGCAGAAAAGATTGCAGCAGCAGTTATTCAAGCAGCATTATTTCAATTAATTGCTAGTGCTTTAGGAATGACTGGACCAGTAAGTGGAGCATCAACTACAACAACTTCTGGTGGAGGATTTTTAAGTACATTAGGAGGAATATTAGGAATAATACCAAAATCATCAAAAACTACAAATTCGTTATCAGGTACTACTTTTACTACCGATGGTATGAGTGGTGAATCAGCTTCTGGTGGTTCATTTGTATTAAAAGGTAATGATTTAGTATTATCTTTGACTAGGTCTAACGCATCTTTAAATCTAAGGAGAGGTTCATAATGGCATATCAAAATAAATATAAAGCAACATTCGCAACTAAAAGTGGTAAAATAGCTTATTTATACTTAGCTGAAGATGGTTATTCTGGAAGTGTAATTGAATATCAAGGTGTACATATAGACCTTCAATACATCCCTAATTCAGATGACCCATTTGAACCTATTTTTGCTAGTCAGTTAAATATTGTTTTAGATATTACTGATAATATGGCAAATATGCCAAATTTGGTAACGTTAAATGATAGAAAATATAATGCTAAATTATATATTAATGCAAATTTAGAGTGGGAAGGTTGGGTATTAAGTGATAGTGTTCAATTAGGTTATTCAACTGGTAGAAGGCAACTTTCTTTTAATGCAATAGATGGATTGGGTATCTTAAAAGATATTCCATTGCCTATTGATTTATCTGTTAATTCTAATCAATTAAATACTCTATTATATTATATTAATTTAGGATTAAATCAAATTGGGTTACCAGATAATCCAAATTTAAAAATAGTTTGTTCTTATTTTGCAAGTGGTATGAGTAATAGAGGAGACCACGCTTATAGTGAGCCATTTTTACAAACATATTTACCTAATAGAACATTTTTAAATAATTATGTTTATGTAGATTGTTTAACTGTAATAGCAAATATTGTTAAATCTTTTGGTTGTAGAATATTCCAATCTGGTGGTAAATGGTGGATTGTTGCTATTAATGAATTTGCTAATGTTAATGCTTATTATACAGAATATGATTCTAATATGACAGTATCAAGTTATGGAACAATTAATACTTTAACTCAAATACAAGGATATACAGGAAATACAAGTAATTTATATTTCATTGATAATTCACAAATAAAATTATTAAAAAAAGGGTATAATAAAATTCAACAAAGCATTAATATTCCTGTTTCAGATAATTATGCTTCTAATGGTAATTTTAGACCTTTTTCTGGTAATTTAGCTTCAAATTGGAATGCTTCTGCTACTGGTGTTGGTTCTAGTGTAACAATTGTTGATGACCCTTCATATACTTCAGCACAATATAGACTTGTAAGAGGTTCAACAGGAACTGCTGCTATACAAATTGCAGTAGCAGCTGGAGGGAATCCAGCAAGAGGTCCATTTGTTAATGGTAATAATCTTTTAAATGTTTCTTGGATATTTCAAGGACAAGATTTAAGTGCATCACCTAGAGCAATAGTTTATTTTTATATAACAGATGGAACAACATACTATTATTGGGATGGTACTAATTGGATTTATAATACTGTTACTTTTATGAATATACCAGCATATAGTGGTACAAGTGCCAATGATGTTAATACTTATAATATTAAAACAAAATCTACTCCAATAGCTGGTCAAATATTCTTTAAAATATCTGTTGAAGCAGGTACTGGTACTTTTATACAAATAAGTAATTTTAAAATTGCAGTAACTCCTTTTGCTAGTAATGTTGATTATTTTGCATACATAGTTAATAATAATCAATATGTAAAAACAATAGATATTCCTTATGGGTATGATAGTCCTGAAAGTGGATATGCTCCAGAATTAGGAGTTTTATTAAATAGTAGTGGTCAAGAATTATATGATTGGTATGAAAATGGAATAGCAGTTTATTATAGTTCTATGTTAAAATTATTATTACAAAAGTATATGAATATTTTTGGGAATAATATAGTAAATATAGATTGTAGTTTAAGTAGTTGGAATACTTCCAATGGATATATAAATGGTGCTAAATTATTATGTGCAACTGATACTGACCCATCTCAAATAAATGTTAGTTCTTATTCTTATATGTTAGGAAATACAACAATAAGTTATACTAACGATGAAACAAAAACAACATTATTGCAAATATCAAATGTTGATATACCTGCTACAATTGGTAATTTATTTACATATAATATTTTTAATTAATAATAAGATGGCAGACAAAGTACAAGGTAAAAATATAATTCTTTATAAA